ACCCAAGCCACCATCACGGCCGGAACTAATGTGTCTATCACCAACACTGCTGGTGGCATAACAATCAATTCCACCAATGGTGGAGGCACGGTAACTTCAGTCGGCGGCACAGGGTCGGTCAACGGTATTACGCTCTCAGGCACAGTGACTTCTTCAGGCAGTCTGACGCTTGGCGGCACGTTGTCCGGAGTGAGTTTGACCAGTCAAGTATCGGGCACTTTACCTGTAGGTAACGGTGGTACTGGTGTTGCAACGCTTTCTGGTTTGGCTTATGGCAATGGTACCAGTGCATTCACTGCGGCAACGGGCTCACAGATTGCTTCAGCAATTGGCTCCACAGCGGTTACAAATGCCACCAATGCCACAAATGCAACGAACGCAACCAACCTGACGACCACAGATTTCACCATACAAGAGTCGGGCGGCAAGTTGATTTTCAAATACGGCGGCACAACAATCGCATCAATGGATTCGTCGGGCAACTTCACCAGCATTGGCAGCTTCAATGCTGGCGGCACACCTTAAGGATTAAAAAATGTCAACTCAAGTTACTGGAACTGGGATCACTTTCCCTGATTCAACAACACAAACAACAGCGGCAACCGCTGGATTACCGGGCATTTTTGGACAAATCTTTACTTCCAATGGCACGTTCACCGTTCCCACAGGTGTAACGGCATTGCGAGTTACTGTAATTGGTGGCGGTGGCGGTGGCGGTGGTAACGTATATCCTGCTGGCGGTGGCGGTGGCGGTTCAAGAAGTTATTTAACTGGATTGACACCTGGAAATACTATTGCTGTCACAGTTGGTGCTGGCGGAACAGCAGCTCCAATTGGGGGTTCTGGTGGTACTGGCGGCTCAAGTAGTGTTGCATCTGGAACGCAAACCATAACAACGATTACAGCCAATGGTGGTGCTCCGGGAACATCATCTAGTTCGTCTCCGTCTGCAGGAGGTACTGCCTCTGGAGGTCAAATCAATGTACAAGGAGAATCCTCATTTCCGATTGGTAGTAGTTATGCACATGGTGGGGGTTCCCCTTTCGGTTTTGGCATGGGCGGTATATGTAGCGGCCCATCAGTACAGGCGGGTACGGGGTATGGTGGTGGCGGTTCATCAAATGGTGGTTCAGGCGTTGGGGCTGCTGGTTCTGGTGGTATTGTTGTTTTTGAATGGTGATAAAAATGTCTGAACAAAATTACTGCATGATTAATCAACAAACCAATGTTTGTGACAATGTTGTAGTGTGGGATGGAAACCCAAACACATGGACACCTCCCGCTGGATATTTAATGTTGGTTCAAGCAACAACTCCAGCCAAAAATTGGGTTTATGACGAAGTAAACAAAGTTTGGTCTTTGCAAATTTTTGGATTTGGTCAAATTGGATTTACATGGGATGGGACATATTTGACAACAAATGAACCGCAACCTGCACCTGTTGCTGGAACCACGGGCGTGGCACCAGTATGAACACGTTAAGACCCTTTCATGAGTTCACCTATGCGAGCGCAACCATGAACGTGTACCACGCCAACAAAGGCGAGGATTTGCCGTTTCATTCCCATGTGTTTAATCACGCAACGGTTTGTCAGGTGGGGTCATGTGTGGTTCGTGTGAAAGGCAAAGAAATTGTGATGACTGCGGATTCTCAACCAATTGACCTCCCCGCCGATATACCACATGAGATTGAATCACTGGAAGACGGCACAGTGTTTGTAAATGTCTTTGCTGAAGGTAAGTATTGAAACAAAGGAAAAGTCATGGAATTGAAAATTTCAATTGAACTAACCAATCAAATTCTTGGGTATTTGGGCGCACGTCCCTATCAAGAAGTGTGGCAACTGATTGATGGGTTGAAGGAAGCCGCCAAGCCTCCCGCAGTTACCCCACAAGTTTCACAACCTGAACAGGAGCCTCAAAATGGCTGAAAAATGGATCAGTAAGGCAATCTCAAAACCTGGTGCTTTGAAAAAGGCACTTCATGTCCCAGAGGGCAAGAACATTCCTGCTTCCAAATTGAAGGTCAAGGAATCGGACACCACCAAGATGAAAAAACGCAAGGTGTTGGCCAAGACACTAAGAGGCTTTGATTGAAATGTCGGCAGATATTGATCCCATTCGTTATGGCGTTCTTTGGCAAAGAGTCCAAGATTATGAACGCCGTTTTGACGCCATGGACAAGAAAATGGACAAGATGGAGCGCCAGCTTGAACATCTGGTCGGCCTTGCGAACCAGGGCAAAGGGGGCTTTTGGGCTGGTATGGCATTGGTCTCTGCCGTGTCCTCAATCATTGGTTATGTGACGCACTGGTTCAATAAGGTTTGAATGAAAACCTCATCCCAAGGCATTGACCTTATCAAATCGTTTGAGGAGTTTATGCCAACGGCATATCAGGATGTCGGTGGTGTGTGGACGATTGGATATGGGTTCACTGAAGGCGTGAAGGAAGGTGACACAATCACCCAAGAAGAAGCCGACGCAAGGTTGGCACAAGAATTAGAAGAAGTCGAAAATTATGTAACCAGTGTTTGCAAAGTCACACCTACGCAAAATCAGTTTGATGCCATGGTGTCATTGGCCTACAACATTGGTATTGGAAACTTCAAAGTGTCATCGGTTTTGGCTGATCACAACAAAAGCGATTTCAAAGATGCTTGTAAAGCGTTCATGTTGTGGAACGTGGTCAAGGGCAATGTTGTGGTGGGCCTGACTAAACGCAGATATGAAGAGTCACAGCTTTACAGCAAGGAGGCTTAAATGTTGATCACTGACATCATGACGGCTTTTCGTCAAGGTAAAGAACTTGCCAATGCTGAGACATGGAAGAACAGGGCAGTCTTGCTTAATGCACTGGTGGCTTTTTTTGCCGCAGCTTTGGGCATTGCAAAGGGACTTGGCTATGCAATCGACATTGATCACGATACTCTTCAGAATCTGGCGGCTGGTGTTGTTGCTGCCGTTGGTGTCTTTAACTCCGTCATGCATGTGGTTACAAGCCAACGTGTCGGACTGCCGCCCGTGGGCGACAATGGATGAAGATGTGACCGATTCGGTCAATCAATTGAAAGACGGAAAGGTTCCACCCGTCGAAGCTGGAATCAAATGTGATACGGAGTAAATCATGAGCTTTTTTGACACTTTGAAACAAGATGTTGACGCTGTGGAAACATGGATGAATACATCTACAACTGGTCAAATGATCGAAGCCGACTTCAAGGCTTGCATGGCCGAGTTGGAAAAGATTGCTGTGCCCGTCCTGCAAAATTGCGTGACTGAAATTGCCACGGCAGTTCTGGGTTCTTTGGCGGGTGGTGGAACGACTGCCGCTGCCATTGACATTGGCATCATGACTGCCCAAAACTCCTTCAAAGCAGCCGCCGCACAGATCAGTTCTCAGGCCGTCAATACTTTGGTGACTACGGTGGTCAATAAAGTCAATGCAAGCACTGCTCCTGCCCCTGTAGCCCCGCCCAAGTCTTGAGTCTGTTGCGACCATCAGCACATGGTGGGAAAATGATGGTAAAGCGAGGATTTGCATGACTACACCGTCTTTTGTACTAACTTACGACAGCCTGACAAGCACCGTACTCCAGTATCTGGAACGGCAGGATCAGGCTGTAGTCGATGCCATTCCGACCTTTATCACGTTGGCTGAGTTTGAGATTGCCGAGCAAGTCAAGACATTGGGTCAGTTGCAGATTGTTGAATCAACAATGACTGCAAGCAACCCAGTCTTGGCCAAGCCTTCTCGTTGGCGCAAGACAGTATCAATGAATGTTTTGGTCAATGGCCAAAAGCAACCCGTCTTGCTCCGCAAGTATGAGTACCTGACCAATTACAACTCATCTGGAAGCACAGGACAACCCTTGTACTATGCTGACACAGACTGGGATCATTGGTATCTGGCACCGACACCTGATCAGGCATATTCGTTTGAAGTTCTGTACTATGAACGGATTGCACCTTTGAGTTCAACCAATCAGACAAATTGGCTTACAACTCAGGCTCCTAACGCCATGCTTTTTGGAACTTTGCTTCAGGCTATGCCATTTCTCAAAAATGATCAAAGAACAATCTTCCAACAAAAATATGATCAAGCAATGCAAGCATTAAAGGCAGAAGATGTAGCTCGTGTAGGAGATCGACAGGCTGTGGCGGTGGATTCATGAAATACGAAATTTACATCATCACAAACATTGTCAATGCCAAGCAATATATTGGCATCACAAAAAGACTTCATGATCGTTGGGCAGAACATAAACGTGCTCAAACAAATAGTGCATTGCATTTGGCAATAAAAAAATATGGCAAAGATAAATTTGTCATGTCACATATTGCAACTGCATTTGACGAAGAATCTGCACAAGACATTGAAAGAATGTTGATTGTTGATCACAATACCAAAGCACCCCACGGATACAATTTGACAGATGGCGGCGATGGCGTAATGAACATGGATGATGCAAGTCGTAAAAAAATGATTGATGCATTGATTGAAAGAAATAAATCTCAAAAACAAAAAGACGCTGTTCGTTTGAATAAACTTGGAATTAAACAAAGTCCTGAATTTATCAAAAAACGTACTTCGTCTTTGATTGGTCGTAAACAATCAGAAGAAGAAATAGCAAAACGAATTGCATCAAGGAAGGCCAATAACAAACCATCTCCTATTGTGGGAAATAAATGGAATGTTGGAAGAAAACTTTCTCCTGAGACAATTGCCAAACGAACAGCCACACAAGCATTGAATCGTGCTAAAAGATTGGCCGCAGAGGAAATAGCATGACTACATACACAAATCCCTACACGGGTCAAACAATTCAACCTTCACAGGTTGGATATGAATCTTTGACCATCAGTGCCAATGAATATCTTCAGTGGCCTGTAAATGGAAACACTTCCGATGTAGTTGCAAACATCATCGAAATCACAGCCACCGTCGGTGGTTTGTTTGTATATATGCCCCCTGCAACACAGGTTTCAGTTGGGCAGACAACACTGATCAAGAACGTCGGATCAAATGCTTTCACTGTCGTAGATAACAGTGGCAACACGATCATCACGATTGCATCTGGCATTGCACAGTACATTTACCTGACCAATAACCTGACGGTTAATGGGACTTGGAGTACGGTGACATTTGGTGCTGGGACATCGGCAGCAAGTGCTTCTGCTCTGGCTGGCGCTGGTCTACAGGCCATTACCACGACACTGAATCAGGCGTACAACGTATCCAAAATCTATTCCAACTACACTTTGCAAAACAGTGACCGTGCATCTGTTTTGGCTTGGGAAGGTGGTGTTGGGACGATCACATTGCCCAGTTCAAGTGTTTTGGGTTCATCATGGTTTGTGACCGTCAAGAATGATGGCACAGGTATTTTGACATTGACTCCAAGTGGAACAGACACCATTGATGGGGCATCGACATTTCAACTTCAATATAGCGAATCATTGACCATTGTGTCTACTGGTTCTGGTTGGGTGTCCTATGGATATGGTCAGTCATCCACATTCTTCTTCACGATTTTGTCTAAGATTGTGACTGGTGGAACGGTGACATTGACTCCTGTTGAAGCATCAAATCTGATCCAAGAATACAGTGGAACATTGACATCAAACTGTACAGTGATTCTTCCATCGACTGTTCAGTTGTATTCAATGAACAATCAAACATCTGGTGCTTTCACACTGACGTTCAAGACAACGGCAGTTGGTGGAACGACTGTATCTTTGCCGCAAGGACAAACGATTGTTTTGATCTGTGATGGCACCAATGTTTACAGTGCTCAGACGGCTACTACATCGGTGATTTCAACATTCACTTTGACCACAAATGGAAGTGCTTCCGCACCATCACTTAACTGGTCATCAGACACACAGACTGGTCTGTATCTGGCGGCGACTGGTCAATTGGGTATTGCAGTGGGTGGTAATGTAGGAGCAATCTTCACATCATCAGGTCTATTGGTTCCAACTGGAATTTCTGGGGGTACGTTCTAATGACTGCCAAAGTCGTTGCGCTCACAATTCCAGCAGGCATACAACGGGATGGCACTCAGTTTGCCGCCCCCACTTATGTTGATGGTAAGTGGTGTCGTTTCCACAACAGTCTGCCCAAAAAGATGGGTGGATACAGAGGAATATTTCCATATGCTCCTGGAATTTCCCGTGGGATGACATTGAGTTCGCAAAACGGCTTGACGTATGTGTTCTCTGGTCAAAATAATGGTCTGTATCAATACATCACTGACAACGATGATGGTGTTGGTTCAGGCCCATACAC